CTCAGCCAGGCGCTCGGGCACGTCGTCACCCAACTGCAGCGGCTCAGCGAACACCCGAGAGGTCATGTTGTTGACCGTCTCAGCGTAGGCAGGCAGCAGCGTGGAGAGGCGCAGGCGCTCCTTGTAGGTCTCGTCCTCTTCGGCCGGGTACTGAGGCAGCAGAGCACGCCCGGCGGCCCGCATAGCCTTCGTACCACCCATCAGCGGCGCAACAATGGCCCAATCCTCACGCATGGCGTCCACGGCCGGGATCGTTTGGCTTGGGTCGTTGCTCATTGGCGTTACATCCGTAGAGGTTTGGTTTCGGTTACAGGCTTTCTGCGACTCATGGCCACAGCGAAATAGCGAAATGCGTCGGAGCCGTGAGACGACCAATCATGCAGCGGCTTGTCTTTCCAGCAGCCACGCTTGTCGTCCCATTCCTTGCGGTAATTTTCGAGGCAGGCGATGCCCTCTTCGCACTTCGAGTCATCGAAGGCGCAGCGGGGCAGGATCTCGCGCACGTGATCAATGCCATCGTCTACGCCCAGCTTCGGAACCACCTGGAAGCGGATGCTGTAGCGCTTACCGTCGATCTCGTAGCCTTCCTTCGCCAGCTCGCGGCGGGTCTTGCCATCGCTGCCGAACTCGCGGTTATCGATGTCGTGCGGCCCCCAGTGGTCGCCGTACGTGTAGCCCTTATCCTTCAGCACCTTCATGTAGTGCCGCAGGCCTTCGCCGCTGTTCTCGTAGTAGTCGACGACGTGGAACTCATCGCCAACGATCCGAACGAACCAGATAGCCGTCGAGTCGCCCACACCGATATCCCAGAAGGTGTGCACCGGCTGGTGGCTGTTGTCGGGCAATACGCCGATGCGCTGCTGTGCGTACAGCTTCGCGAACTGCTTGGCGTAGTAGGCGCCCTCGATGCTCTGCTGGAATGCCTCGGCAGGGATCGACGGATATTCCCGCTTCATGTCGTCGCCGAGGGTCTTCTCCTTGGCGGCGTACCAGGCGCGCTGGCCTGCGTTCGTCTTGATGCCGTGCTTGGCCTCAAGCTCAGTGAAATAGTCTGTCAGGCGCTGCGGGATGACCGTTCCGTCCGGATCCAGCCAGTAGGCTGCGTTCTTCCACCAGCTGAAGAAGAAGAACTTCCAGTCCAGCTTGCCGAGCGGCGCGCCTGATAGCTGCTGCTTCTCTGCCGCCTGGCTGTAGTCGAAGAAGTAGCCTGCTCGACCCTCTGCCGTCGATTCGATGGTGACGAAACAGTCAGTAGCGACCGCTTCGAATGCACCCGTCACGATCTCGCGCGCCTTGTGCGGAAACTTGGCACAGATCTTCCCGAACTCGGAAACGTGCAGATAACGCAGCGTGCCTCCGCGAAATGACGTGCTCACATAGAGCGAGCCGCCCTTGGCGAATACCAGTTCGCCAGCCGCATCGTTGCGCGCCGGGTTGGCCGCCTTGATCTCTGCCGGCAGGTTGTCGTAGGCGTACTTGACCTTCTCGCGAAACAGGCGCTTTGCGTCGTTCAGCGTGTGAGCGATCAGCGCGCACTTGGCCGACTCGAACAGCGCCGCGTCGAGCTGGATGATGCACTGCTCAGTCGTGAAGCCGAGCTGGCGAGCCTTCAGAATGATGTTTCGAGTATGGATGCCCTCGAAGTACTCCAGCTGCTCCGCTGTCATGCGGAAGCGGGTCTTCTTGCCTGCCTTGTCGGTGATGAAATACAGGTTGTTCAGGCGCCACAGCTTGTCCCGGAGCTTCGCAAGGTGCTCGGGTTTCATCTGTCAGGCCTCAGTCGATAGCTCGTCCATCAATGCGGCCAGGTCGCTGACCGTCTTGTCGCCTTCCTCGGTGTCGAGGTTGTAGGCTTGGCGCTCGCCCTTGATGACTTTCAGCTGAGCGTCAACGCCGGCATTCAGTGAGCGAGCAAACTTATCGTGGTTGTCTCCGGTCACTTCCATCTCAGCCAGGGCAACACACAGCTTATTGGCTATGCCGCGCCACTGAGCCAAGCCGGAACGATGAGCCAGCACTACAGCGGCGCCTGCCTCTGCGGCTTCTTCGATAATCTCGGCTTCAGTGACCACACGCGACTGGTCACTGCCAGTGGTCACCGCCCTGGTCACCTTCTCCTTCACGGCCGCCCGAACATGACCGGACAGATCGCGCTGCCAGCCTTCTTTCTTGGCTCGCTTCAGGATGGTGTTGTGCGCGATGCCGTTTTGCTCAGCTATCACGCGGATGGAGAGCTGACCCGCCCGGTAGGCGCGCTCAATGCCCTCCCAGTCGGGTTGCTTTGACATATCAGGAACCTCTATTGCGTTTCCACCACCGTCTAGCCGCTCTCCCCATTTCCCCTGCACAGAGGCAGGCGATGCAGATGCCTAGCCAGGTGATGAGGAGGATGGCGTGGAGGCGTTTCACTGTGCCGCCTTAAAGCGAATCACTGTGCCGCGCCGAATCCACTGACTGACCTTTTGCCAATCTGGGTCAAGTCCAGTGATGCGATAGGCTGCAACCACTCCGGCGATATACAGGCGCAGCCACCAGCGAATCTTGACGACGGCCACTAGCTGGACGTTTGCCATACAACCTCCACGCGACCATGCAGGCGCTCAGTAATGAGGCGCTCATCGCGGCTATGGATCTTCAAGGGCTGGCGATAGCGATCAACGATTCCGCGCTTCTGGTCGGCGAAGACAGCCATCCTCACCTCTTCCCCATCGAGGAACACCTTGCGGACACCGCGGCCGTCTTCTGGCGTGTGTACCCATGGAGGCTGCTGCTTCACTTCTGCTCTCCAGTCACCTTCGGCTGCGACACCACGCGAGCGACAGCCATTGCCACGCCGAGAATCATGTTCACGCTGGCCCATGCGACGGGACTTATGTGGCCCTCGAACGCTACCCATGCACCGGCTGCTGCGTTAAGCGCTGCGGTCAGGATGGCGAACTGCACACTGGTGAGACGCCACGATTTGCGCCAGTCAGGTATCAGGTTCATGAGCCGAACCCCTTAGCCACGAACGGCCATAGCTTGTCGAACACTGCCACCAGCACCACGCCGGCGCCAATCCCATAGGTGAGCTTGTTGCTCAGTGTGTCCACCTTCCCGGCTACCTCGTCCTGGCTCTCTCCGATTGCGGTGAGCTGGCGGGTCATGTGCTCGAACTGCTGCTCGAGCTTGGTGAGGCGGTTGGGTGACTGCGCGTGGTCGCGGTCGAATCTGTCCAGGCGATGCCGAGTGACGGCCGCCTCTTGCTCCAGGGCGCCGACTCGCTCATGCACTGTCCTGCCCTCATGGCTGTCGGTCATAGTGGAGTCTCGTTGGTGATTGGTCCGGCCTCACATGCCTGTCGCTATCCGCCAGGGAGCTAGGAAGCAGTCAAAGACATGGGGCCGGAAGAGGGTTGCCGTGAGGCGAATGAAAATCCGCGCGATTTGTGCATGATCATTTGCGTGACGCCAGGAAAATGATCAGAGGCATGGCGGATGTATTGAATTGGGCGCCGGGTGGTCGAGCCCTAATCAGCCGTTCGCGCAAACACATCGAATTCGATGGGAATAAAAAAGCCCCGGCATTTCTGCTGGGGCTCGATGTTTTTGTGCCAATCCTTAACGCGCAAGATCGACAGGATGGCTTACTTTAGGCTCATTAGATCACTACTGTCAACCATCTTTGCATGACGCGAGACATTCCATGGCGAATTGCACAGGGTACGGCGCCAGCCTGAATGTAGGGCTCGACTCGTCGCTCAGGTAGTAGCGCATGGCCCGATCGGTTATGCCGATCAGGTCTGCCGCTTTGCGCTGGCTTAGCCCCGCCTGCTCCAGAAGCCCGCGCAGGTAGCGCGGGTCTGGATTGTGATGGCTTGCGTCTGGCCTTACCACATACGCTCCAGGATCTGCATGGCCTCTTGATATGCGAAGCTGTCGCGCCCAACCTCTTCATACTCGTCGTCGCTTTCAAGGCGGAGCACGCTGTTCATGCTGTCGGTGCGGCCGATTTCAATTTCAGCGTTCGGGTATGCCTTTGCCAGCGCTTGTTCTGCCGCATTACGCCACTCAGCGTGATCCTGCTCGGTAGCATTTGCGCCGATCTCAGGGTTGCCGTTGGTGATGATGATTTTGGTGATGGTCATGGTGTCTCTCCTTGGCTTCGCCTCGCCGTTGTGGCTGGCATGGGTTTAGATTATGCGGAACGCTGTTCCTCGTCAACACATTTCCGCAAATTTATTTCACGCCGCCTCGCCTGCCACCAATCCCTCAGCAGCCAGGATCTCGTGCGCCTCGATCAGCGCCTGGTCAACGGCCTGCTTCAGCCCCTTGCGGATGTCACGACGCCAGCGCTCTTGCGTTTTCACAGGCAC